ATGAGTAACATTTAACTGTTCAAAATATCTTTGACCATCTTGTTCTCTAAATTCAATTCCTATAAACATACTTTAAGTGTATAATATAAAGTTAATAATTTTTTGCTTATGTTTTTAACCACATTAGTAAAAGCCGACTCTAAGTTAGGCTATGTTGATAAAAAAGATAAACTTCTTTATCAATTGTTTCTTGATAAAATAAAAGATGGACAAGAAGTAGAAGTATATTTTTCTATTAAAGGATCAAAAGCAAATGCTTCTCAAATTGCTAAAGTTCACGCTTCTATACGTGAAATAGCGTCTGAATTAGGATTTTCTTTTGAAGATATGAAACTGATTATAAAAGAAAAAGCAGGGCTTTGTTTTGAAGTACAAGACAGTGATGCTAAAAAAGTAGTGTGCAAATCTTTTGCTGATTGCAGTTACGCAGAAATTAGTTTGGCAATTGAAGCTTGTAATCAAGTAGCTGAAAAGAATAATATTATGCTTGGGTAGGTTCTACGTAACCTTCATCTCCAGGCTCTAATATCTCTTTTTCTACATATAAGTTATTTTCTTTAGCTGTTCTTTCAATTTCAGCAAGTAGTAACGTAACTGTATAAAAAGATCTTTCAAAGTCATTCATATCTTCGTATTTACCTGTCATGATTTTCTTAAGAGACTCTTCTCTTTTTGCATCATCAGTAACAGTTTGAAATAAAAAGTATGATAGAGCTTTTGTCATAAGATAATAAGACTTGTTTACTTTAATTTCTACAAGTGCATCATCTTTGAGTTCTTTTACATTAATTGCCATAATTATTAATTTTTTACAAATTTAAAAAAAATGTCAAACAAATTAGATATTGAAGATATCAAAGAGAAAGTTGCTGAAAAACTAAAACCTTCTGGATGGGACAGAATTCTTAGAGGTTTTATTTACAGTAAAGAGTTTGATGATATCATTATTACTTTAGCTAAACAAAGCAAAGATGGTAAAAGATTTACTCCGGTATTAAAAAATTGGTTTAGGGCTTTTGAAGAATGTCCTTATGAAGACTTAAAAGTAATTATTGTAGGACAAGATCCTTATCCAGGATTAAATCATGCTGATGGTATTGCTTTTAGTTTGAGTAATTCTGATACAATTCAACCAAGTTTAGAGTATATGTTTAAAGCTATAAATGATACTGTATACGATGGAATGGGTGTTTGCACAGATATGAATTTAAAAAGATGGTCTAATCAAGGAGTATTACTATTAAACACTGCTTTAACTACTGTAATTGGTAAAGTAGGACAACATCATATAGTATGGCAACCTTTTATGGCATATCTATTTGACTGGTTAACTTGGAATAACAATGGTCTTGTTTATATTTATTTGGGTAAAAAAGCTGAAGAGTGGTCACATGCTGTAAATGATAACAATTACAAGTTGTTTGCTACACATCCTGCATCAGCACTTTACAATAATCTAACTGATTGGGACTCAAATAATGTTTTTAAAACAGCAAACGAAATTCTTAAGAAGAACTATAACACAGAAATAAATTGGTAATATGGAAGACATCTTTAACAAATTAATTAAAAACAATCTTACACCTAACCAATATTATATTCTTTGGTGTGTAAAAAATAATTTAGCCCCTAAGTTCAATCTTAATCTTTCTGTTGAGATATTAAGACTTCAAAATGATGACTGGTTAAATGAAGATAAGAAACTTACTAGTAAGTCTATTATTCTTGTTCAAGAATTAGAATCTTATTTCAAGAACAGTAAGAAAAAGTCTTCTGCTAACATAATGGGAGAAGATTTTATTAAGAGAATTGATGAGTATTTAGAAATTTTTCCTAAATTTAAACTTCCATCTGGCAAATACGCTAGATCTGATAAGAAGAATTTAGAGAATAATTTTAGATGGTTTTTTGAGAACCATAGTTATGATTGGGATACGGTGATTAATGCAACAAAACTATATGTAGATGAATATGAGAGACAAGGATACAAGTACATGAGAACTTCTCAGTATTTTATCCGCAAATTAAACCCCGCTGAAAAGACCTTTGAGTCTGAATTAGCAAACTATTGTGAAGTATATCAAAATGGAGGCGGGAATTACACAGAATCACATTTTAGCGAAAGAGTAGTATGAGGCGATTTAAGCTTTTTACAATTGCAGTACTGGGAAGTATAATAGGATACTTTGCGATAAATACTTTTATTGTACAAGTAAATATTTTTCAATATTTGGTAATTGAGTTTATTGTAACAATTCTTCACACATTATATAATGTAGCAAAGAATCAAGAGCAACCAGCATAAAAAACATATGAGTGATGTAAAAAAGACTCCCAAGAAAAAGTGGAATAGTCAAAGAGAAGGTTTTCAAGAATCTTTAAAATACTTGCAAGGTAGAATGCAAGGGCAAATAAAGAGTATAAGAACACCTTGGGCAAAGTTTAATGATGCAACCACAGATGGTTTAGAATGGAATACTATCAATGTTATTGGTGGTAGACCAGCAAGTGGTAAGACATTAATAGCTGAACAAATTGTTAGAGAATCTTTTGTTCTAAATCCAGGCGAAGACTTTAGAGTACTACAGTTTCAATTTGAAATGCTTGCAAGAACTTCAGCAATACGTGAGTATTCAAGTATTGTTGGTAAATCTTATAAGTATCTATGTAGTGCTGATGGTAAACTAACGACAGAAGATTTACAAAAATGTTATGATTACGCAAAAAAGAAAGTACAATATCCAATAGATGTAGTTGAAACTCCTTGTACAGTTGACGATTTCAAGGAAATAGTTAGGGATTATATGCACTTTCATGCAAGTTATGATTCAGAAGGGAATATAAAATTCAAGAATGTTATTATTACTATTGACCACTCTTTATTATTTAAGAAAGCATCTTATGAAAAAGATAAGCATGACATGTTAAATAATTTAGGAGAAGCTTTAACAGCTCTTAAGAAAATTTATCCTGTAATGTTTATTGTGCTTAGTCAGCTCAATAGAAATATTGATAATCCTGAGAGAAATGAAGATGGTAAATATGGTAATTATATTCTTGAGTCTGATCTATTTGGTGCTGATGCTTTATTGCAACATGCTGATAATCTTATCGGTATAAATAGACCTGCAAAACAAAAGATTAGATTTTATGGTCCTGATAGGTATGTGATTGACGATGACAGAGTTTTAGTACTACACTTTCTAAAATGTAGAAATGGTGATACGAGAATGAGTTTCTTTAGAGCTGAATTTGAAAAGATGAAAATAGTAGAGATGATTACACCTCCTCAACAGGAGAAACGATTAACAACCAAATAATTTTTAATTATGAGTTTAACAACAAAAAGTAGTTCTGTAAACAGAAAAGAAAAGACAGAGTTGTTATTTAAGCATCATGAGTGGAAATTTAAACTTCTTGGTGAAGATGACCCACTTTTCATTGCTAAAGTAGCATATCCTCCTCCCGGAAAAAATGAGTATTTCATTGGAGTCTTTCCAAGTGAAATAAGAAAAGGTAAAGATATCTATACTGAATTTACAAGTTCAGATTTAGATGTTGAAGATCCTGAAAGAACTCTTTATAAGTGGAGATATAATCCTCACTATGAAGAAGAATATGAAAAAACAGAAGTCAGTGCTACAGGAAGTTTTAGATATCTAATTCCTGTTGCTGAATTAGTTAAGATTCAGTTTGATGAAGAACCTACATCTGAACCAGCACTATTTCCAAATTTTGAAGAAATAATGAATCCTGATTTAGATGCACCACTTAGTCAAATGACTATTAGAGACTTAGCTGCTATTATGCTATCTAAACCAGTAAGTACTAAGAGTTGGCTTAATGATTTAATTAAAAACAAATGAGTATAATACTTCCTACTAAAAAAGTAAAGGCAGAAAGAGTAAATCCCAAGAGGATGATAATATACTCTAAACCTAAAACTGGTAAAACAACAGCTTTTGCTGGTTTGGATGATAATCTCATTATTGATTTAGAAAACGGTAGTGATTATGTTGAAGCTCTTAAAGTTAAAGCTAATAATTTACAAGAATTATTAGACTTAGGTAAAGCAGTAAAAGAAGCTGGTAATCCATATAAGTTTGTTACAGTAGATACTGTGACTGCATTAGAAGATATGGTAATGCCTCTTGCAATAAAACTGTATAGAAAAACACCTATGGGTAAAAACTTTGATGGAGATAGTGTAATTACATTACCGAATGGTGCTGGTTATTTATATATTCGTCAAGCATTTTTTCAAGTATTAGACTTTATTGATACACTTGCTCCTACAATCATC